CCATAGGCATCTATAATCGCTTGTTTATTTTTCTTGCTAACACTAGCAGAACTTTGGTGTGCTTTCTCTAGCACTTCTAATATATTAACAGCTTTCGACATTTTATTATCCTTTCGTCTTTCTAGTTAATTATCTCTTTATATACTATCCCACTTTATTTGTCAATAACTTTTTTTATTTTATTTTCCACGGAACCCCAGCAGGGTATCCTGAATAAACTTATATACCCACGACCACGTTCCTGCTTCGGCGATGGAATGGAGACTCATGACAGAAACCGTTCCAACATCTGCCAACCAAACTGGTACACCAGCAGCGTCCCCGCAAGAGTCGCTTGGGGTGACACTACCAGCGCTACTATCCAGGCGAATGCAGCAATGTAGAGCCAATGCATCAAGAAGCCTCAATCATCTCTTGCATCCTCTGCCATTCAGGTCCTACAGTAATTCCAGACCATTCTGGTCGCTCCTGAGTCAGGTCTATCTTGGCACCATCCATCCAGTCCATGAACCAGTATTCCAGGCGATGTATTTCTTTATGTTCGTTAACGAATGCACGGAGCTCGTCACTGGGCCCGCCCCAGGAAAACTGCCAACGCCAGTATCCCTCCAGCTGGTCGGTGAATGTATGCGGTTCTACATAGTCGAATCCGAGCCCTTCAAACTCAGGGTCTTGCAAATCTTCTCGCCTCAGCTTCCACTGTTCTTGAATGCGCTCTGCGCACGTCTTCTCGTAATCCTTCTTTAATGCTTCAGTCATCGTTCTACCTTTCTAATGTGGCCGTTATCTGGTGTTTAACACTCACCAGCCCCTGCGGGTACGGGTTACCGATTGAGCCACTTGCGCAGGGACGCCAGACGCCTCTCTCATTCTAATCTGGATTGGCTGGGAGCTACCACAGCAGGGCTCGTCCCCTGATACTTATATAGTCCCATCTTATTCGATAGTCAAGGGCAAAATGAAGATTATTTTTCACACGGCATCTCCGTCAGCAGGTGTTGCCTTCCCTGAACTTACTTATACACAGGTAACGGTAAGTAACGGTTGACGATGGAGATGGAGATACACAGGTTCCTGGCACGGGCTGCACCAGCTGCAGAGTCATCTACACTACTTACTGGCGGGTTTCTGCGGTGATGGAGGTAATGGAGAATGGAGAATGTAATCCCGCATCTCTGTCCACGCTGCCTGGGACGCTGGGATGGTCCATGACTTACCTGCATTATGCGGGGTCAGCGAGGCGATGGAGATGGCGATGGAGCTCGGCCAAATTGAAAGTAACAAGGGATCGGGGGTCTCTGCCATAATAAATCCACGACCGCCTTGTAAACTATGGCTAAAATGCCAGCTTTTTTGAAAAGGGCTTAATCTAACAATGTTACCTTTTGTTACTTTTTTTAACTCGATCCAAAACATGATATTGTCCTTACAACCATACACATCTGGAACACCTGGCATGGCCCAACTCTCTATTCTAGTAAAGAATATATCGGGCATATTCTTCTTAATTGACTTCCAAAGTTTTGACTCTGGCTTCATATGGTGATCCCAGCAAGGCTCGAACTTGCGACCCATTCATTAAAAGTGAATTGCTCTACCATCTGAGCTATGGGATCAATCAAACCAAGCAGACCAAATTACAACTAACAACAAAACACCTACGACAAACTTCCAACCACCTGTAATCAAAATAGCATACCAAAAGTTATGGTGGTAATTGTGTGGCACTTGATTTTGTACCAAGTCAACCAGCTCTAACTCGTCAATATCTCTCATGGCTGTAACTTCATAAGATCTTGTAACTTGTTAAACCACAACAAACGGAACTCAAAATTTTCTGCTCGAATCATAGCTTGTTGTAACCAACCAATACGCCTCCAAAACATTTGCTCTGTCATAGGAAGTGGTGTGTACTCCGTAACGGGTGCATACACGCCATCAAAAATATGAGTGTAATCGTAATTCTTACCCATCTTGATTTGCTCCCTCACTACCTTTATTATGTTCTGCAACATACACATCAATCATGTTGGCAATAAAATTAAATTCTTCTGCTGGTGTACGACCTGTGCGTTCCCAATCCATTTTACCGTTAGTCTTACAAATACCAGCGATAGTTTCTAACATTTTAATAGGGCTCATTTTACCCTCTCTGTAACTTGTCATCTTTCATCCTCCTTAACATTAATTACTAGCTCGACCTTTTTGTCAGACCATCCACCAGTAACAGTTTCAAACCACTGCTCTAACAAAGGCACTAACTTTTTTAAATCAATACCATCATTACCATCAAGAGTATCAAGCACTTGGTTCTTTTTATCTTTACCTTTAGTCCACTTCGTACCAATGTTATTCACTACGTATTTATCAATATGCATAACTTTCTCCTTTTTGTATTATATACTCCCAACTAATTAGATAGTCAAGGTCTATTTTCTATTTGTTTTAAATTTTTAACCTCTTCTACTTCATCAGTAATATCATACTGTTTCATCATATCTTTAATCTTTTGTTCAACCTCAGCTCTAGACATCTGTTCAATTGATCCATGCATAACAGTCAGCTTCTTGTCATATAGATTCACAAGCTCTCCCCTGGCACGCTCAGCTGCAACAGCATTACCTAGTAAATCTTTGTCTATTGCTCTGTCTCTAATGCGCTGTAATACGGCTAATGATCTTTCTGTCGTACATCTATATCTCTCTGCGTTTGCAGACACCTCAGCATTTATTGCCTCTACAACCTTTGGAAACAACTTCGGGTTCTGTAACTCGGATGCCGTGATTCTACAACTATTCTTAGCATACCCAGCTTCGTATGCACATTGTGATGCAGACTTAGCTCCTTCACTATGCACCAATAGTAACACAAAGTTCCTTTGTCTTTTTGTTAATTTAGAAGTGTATACTGTGTCAGATACAGCTACAGGTATTTCAACGGTTGTTAATTCTTTACTTTCCATAGATGTTTTTTACAAAGTAATTCAATATAATAAAAAATCCTACAAAATGCGAGTTTTTTTCGTAAAATAACTACTATTTGGTAACATAGGTAACATGTAAATATATACTGATGTTACCTAAAAAGCTAAGTATTCTGCTAGAAGTAACATGGTAACATGGTAACACGTAGGTATAATAAATTACTAGATAACTCTATCTTGGTAAAAACATCTATACAAATAGCGATTTAACTAAAAAACTTAGGATCTTCACGAACTAATCGTAATGCTTTGTCTAGTGCTTCTCTACCTTCTGTAACAATTTGCTCCCATTCGTTAGGCGTATAGGTTCTGTTAAATTTTGGGTTGAAGAACTCCACATGGAAGTTCGGGCATTTATTGCACTTTTTTACTGTTCTTATTGGGCTTGTTGGTAGTGTTGTGTACATATCGTTTTATCCTTTGTAACGGAAATAAAACCACATTCTCGGGCAATTTCTTCTTAAAATAAATAGAATCCATTATTTGCATATGTTTAATTCGTTCATACTGGTTGGTCCGTGAGGCGAGGATCGTGTCCAGTAAGTCTCTTTGTCTTAATATTTCTTCGTGTTTCATTATTTTTTCTTATCATCCATAATTTTTTTACCTAATAATCCTGCACTAGCAGTGCCTGTCATGGCTAAACCTGTTGTCAGTACTGGATCATTTGTTGATTTTCTTTTTTTCTTCTTAAATTGTTTTCTTCTTTTTACAAATGCAGAAGCTGCACCTTTAGTGGTATCTTTAGTTTTTTTGCCTTTGAGAGCTTTACCAATGCCTTTTATCGCAGCACCTGCTCCTCTAATTAATAAACCAACAGCCATTATTTTTTCTTTTTCTTATTTTTAGGAAATATTCCAACTTCTTGTGCGTCTTTGAATCTTCTAGTCTTAGTTCTAGCCTTATCTATTCGATTTCTCAATACTGCATCGCCACTTTTTTTAATAGCACCTGCAATATCAGGCATTGTCTTTGCAATTGTTCCTTTAGATCGTTTAATTTTGTTGTCTATTCTTTTGACTGCTCTAGCTTGTTTTTTCTTTTTAGTTTTTTCAGATGCATCAAAGGTATCACTACCCATTTTTTTGCCTAATTTTCTGTAAGCAGCTATTTTGCCCCTTTGTCTATCACGTTTAGCTTCTTTAAGTAAAGATTCTTTTGATCTAAAAGGCCTTGTAACTTTTTTAATTACTTTTTTTAAAACCATACTATCCTTTCCTTTTATGTGTCCCCACCTAACAATCAGCTAGTGCAGGGACACTCTCGGGAGTGAAAAATGAAAAAAATATTTCTCGCCCGAAACGATAGTACAAATTTACGACTTGCGCAACTAAAAAGGTGGTTTTTGACCTTTACGAACTGTCGATATTGGACTCGATTGGATAAATTTTGTAGTTTTTAAAGCCTTCATCTCCTTCGACGTCAAGCGGCGGACCGTAGTAGATGGTAGGTGAGCCTGCGCCGTCGTCCCAATACTGGTGAAAGTGTTCATCATCCTTAACTTCGCCCTGCGAGTTACATACTTTGCATTG